ATGGATGGACAGGCAGCAGGTGATTTTATCGCCGACGGTGGCCGAATGGAAACCAACACAAAAACTCGTAATCAATCTTGACAGACAGGGTAGCTTCTGCTACAATACAATCATGAGTTATTTAATTGTTGACGCTGCAAATTTATTCTTCCGTGCCCGCCATGTGGTGCGATCCGATAATCCCGAGGAACGTGTAGCCATGAGCTACCACATTATCCTAGCTTCAGTGCTCAAACAATGGCGAGAGCGCGATAACAAGCATGTGGTATTCGCATTCGAAGGTCGCTCGTGGCGCAAAGAAGTGTACAAGCCTTACAAAGCAAATCGTGCAGAAGGCCGCGCCAAACATACTCCCAAAGAAATGGAAGATGAGAAGCTGTTCTGGGAAAGCTTTGATAAGTTTTACGAGTACATCAGTACCAAGACCAATGTAACTGTTCTTAAAAATGCAGTTGCAGAAGCTGACGATTTTATTGCACGTTGGATTCAATTGCATCCCGGTGACAGTCACACTATTGTGTCGAGTGACACCGACTTCGAGCAACTTATTGCACCCAATGTTCAGTTGTTCAATGGCATCAGTGGCACCTTAACAACACACGAAGGCTACTTTGATGATCGAGGCAAGCCAATCAAAGATAAGAAAACCAAAGAAGTAAAGCCAGCACCAGATCCAGAATGGCTGCTGTTTGAAAAATGTATGCGTGGCGATACCAGCGACAACATCTTTAGTGCGTTTCCAGGTGTAAGAACAAAGGGAACTAAAAACAAAGTGGGACTACAGGAAGCCTTTGCAGACCGCAATAATAAAGGCTTCATGTGGAACAATCTAATGTTGCAACGTTGGACCGACCACGAAGGTGTTGAGCATTTGGTACGTGATGATTATGAACGTAACCGCGCAATCATCGACTTGAATGCACAACCAGCACACATCAAAGCAGTGTTAGACCAGACAATTGCCGAAGCTGTACAAAAGCCTCGTAATCCATCTGTAGGACCACACTTTATGAAGTTCTGTGGTAAGTATGATTTACAGAAGGCTTCGGACAATGCTCAACAACACACTCAATGGCTGGCGGCCAGCTATAACTAAAATTGTAGGAATAGCACTGGCAATTTATACATTGTCAGTGTGTTTACCAGTACTAGCGGCAGCGTTCAGTGTTGACAGTAAACTTACATGTGGGCCAACCATAGAAGTTCGAGATGCATTGGTTGAGAATGATGAGCAGATTATTGCAACGGGTAAAGTAAGTGACGAAGTCTTAATGACGTTTTGGGCAAATAAAGCCGAAGAGTGGACAATAGTAATTACTAACAAATCTTCAGCAGGAACCAGCTGTGTTGTTCTATATGGTGATGGATTACGTACATTAAAGCCAAGAGCTTATCTTTAATGTACGTACTTATTGGGCTAATTTAGACCCAATTTGATAAATAAGTGCATGTCCAGACCAAAGCCAACCATTATATTAACACATACCGATCCGCGTACATACAAAAGCGAAGAAGTGCTCGCGGCTGACGCAATCTATGCAGTGTTCTACAAAGATAAACCTATCAATTTACGCACCTTGAATAGTTTGGTGTCGTACCCTGGACCAAAATATAAAAAAGTAAGTTTCTCAAATCCAGGTCATGCATTCAACCTTGCAGATCGCCTTAATAAGATGTTCAAGACAACTGAATTTTCTGTAGTAGAACTAAAGCAAGGTAGACGTATCAATGAACAAGGAACTAGCTACAAAGATAACTGAGTATCTAGCTCAGTATCCGTTGCCCCATATTTGGGAAAACACCAAGATAACTCCTTACACGGTTTTTAAAAACTATCAGCCGGGGAAGCAAAAAGGACTGCGCCTAACAAATTTTGGTTGGGAACTAATGAAGCCGCACTTTAGATTTTGGTCCTATCAATGCCCGCCGGGCTGGTCACCAAATCCTGGACATCTTGTTGGACTTGAAAAACATCTAGATTGGCCATACTATCACGGAGCTGGGTACTTCCGTATATTTGGTGAGCAAGATGCAATGGAAATACGCTTGGTCAACGACGATATCATACTATGGCTCAATGGATTGAGTAGAAAAGCCCAGGGCAAGGGTTAATCTTCTTTTACTGTGTTCCAGTAATGCATTAGTGCAGTAATACCTATTCCAATAAACACTGCATACGCTAAATTAAATGCAAATGTACTGGCTGTAACAATCAACATAACTGCTGAATCAGCCTGTTTAAGTTTTAAGCTAGACCAATCAAACGTGTGATAGCAGACCACACACATGACTCCAATTAGTGCTGCCAGCGGAATGTTTTCAATGATTGCACTTGCAAATAAGATGTAGGCTAAAATGCATAATGCTTCAACTACACCTGCTAATCGATGATGGCCACCTGCTTCTAAGTTGATAACAGTTTGACCAATCATAGCACACCCGCCCATACCTCCAAATAAACCTGTTAGTATATTGCCTGCTCCTTGTGCCACGCTTTCTTTGTTGGGTTGGTTAACTCCTCCGATAGTCTTATCAACCAAGTTTGCAGTTAGTAATGTTTCGATTAGTCCAATGCCAGCCAACACAAAACTGTAAGGTGTAATAATTTTTAAAGTTTCTAGTGTCATTGGCACATCAGGCCAAGCAAACGTAGGGAACGCACCTGATACTTCGGCCACATCCTTGACCAAGCGTGTATCTAATCCAAACAATAATACAACTGCGGTAGTTAACACAATGCCAAATAAACTTCCGGGAATATGCCGAGTAAGCAATGGCGCGGTAACTACTCCAATGATAGTTAAACCTATCAGTCCAAGCATTGTGTACAGCGGCATACCTGACTCAGGCACTTGATGGAACTGTGCCGTGAAGATTACAAGTGCAAGTCCATTTACAAAACCTGTCATAACTGCAGGGCTTACAAGTTTAATCAACTTGCCAAGTCGGAACAGCCCAAATGCAATTTGTATCAGGCCCATAAGAATAATACAAGCAAAGAGGTATTGTATTCCATGTGTCACAACCAAAGCAACTGATACAACTGCAAGACTTCCTGCGCCACCTGATATCAATCCCGGGCGGCCACCAAATAAGGCTGTGACCAATCCCAAAATAAAGGCAGCATATAGCCCAACTAGTGGGTTAACATGTGCAAGAATTGCAAAGGCAACTACCTCAGGTACCATTGCCAAGCTAGTTGTTATTCCTGCTAAAATGTTTTTAAGTGTAAAAGTCAAGTTCATGTAGTACTTATGTTGCTAAAATACCACACATTTTTGTGAAAAAACAGCCAAAATAGACTGAAAAACGGTTGACTCTTGGCTCTAAGTGCGCTATAATACATATACTATGAAACGGACCACTATCACAATCAAACTTGAGCGTTCAAAGCGCCGTTGTGTGGAACTGTATTCTGCAAATACCCCTTTTAAAGGACGAGTTGAGCAGAATCGTGTTGCATATAAACGACACGCTAAGAACCAAAAAGAGGTTGACAAGGACCTGGGTCAATAGTATAATAATCATATTGCGGAACGGTTCTGCAATATGTTTAACAAACACACACACACACTAAGGAAAATTATGTCTACTCAAACTAATGCTGTTACCGCTCGTGTTCGTCCTTCACGTTCTAAGGCTGCAATTGCCGAACGTGCCGCATTGCAGGCAATGTCTCTTGTGGTTGCTGCTCCAGTAACTGAGGCAGTGGTTGAAGCTGCAATTGAATCTGTTATTGCAGGTGAAACATTTACCTTTGTTGGTTATGCAACTGACAAAAAGGGCAAAGGTGCTGTTCGTTACACCAACGACAAGCGCCGTACACGAACCCTGGTACGTGCAGGTTGCACCGATGTCAAATTCGTTGAGCTGCCAGCACCAATGTCCAAAGCAGAAATTGACGCATCTGAGTTTATTGCTCAAGTCATGCCAGTAGTTGCTGAAACTGCTGTTGCCTAAATACAACGGACTAGTAGTTGACAGAGTCTACTAGTCCTGTTATAATTAACGCTTAAACAAATTTATAACTGGAGTTTACAATGGCATCTACTGTCGAAACACGCACCGTCAAGATCAGCGAGTGCAAGCCTATCCTACGCCGCGCTGTTGCAAAACGCCGCCCTGTCTTTGTCTGGGGTCCTCCAGGTGTTGGTAAGAGTGATATGGTTAACCAAGTTGCCGCTGAATGGCCGCGTTCTACTGTAGTAGATTTGCGTATGGCATTGATGGACCCAACTGATATTAAGGGTGTGCCTTACTACAGTGCAGGTGACAACACTATGAAGTGGGCTACTCCAAGCGAATTGCCAACAGAAGCCTTTGCTAGTGAATTCGATGTTGTGTTCTTGTTCTTGGACGAATTGAATTCTGCTCCTCCTGCTGTACAGGCCGCGGCTTATCAGTTGATTCTTAACCGCAAGGTTGGTCAGTATAAGTTGCCCGACAACGTGGTTATGATTGCCGCTGGTAACCGTATGGGCGATAAAGGTGTTACATACCGTATGCCTAGCCCATTGGCTAATCGTTTCATGCACTTGGAAATCCGTGTGGACTTCGAAGATTGGGAACAATGGGCTATCATGAACTCCATCCATCCACAAGTGGTTGGTTTCCTGAAGCAGTTCAAAGGTGACTTGTACAACTTTGATCCTACACAACATGACCGTGCGTTTAGTACTCCACGTACATGGAGCTTTGTTAGCGACATGCTGGACGACGACATGCCAGACAGCGCCAACACAGATATGGTATCTGGCTTGGTTGGTGAAGGTATGGCTATTAAGTTTATGGCACATCGTAAGCACGCCGCAGACTTGCCAGACCCAGCAGATGTGTTGTCAGGCAAAGTTACCACTTTCAAGTCAAAAGAAGTGTCTGCCGCGTATGCTTTGGTTACCAGCCTGTGCTACGAGCTCCGTACACGTTACGAAGATGGAAAACGATCTGGCAACTTGGATGCCTTTAACAAAGGTGCAGATAACTGGCTTGGCTTTATGATGGCTAACTTTGAACCAGAAATGGTTATCATGGGTGCTCATACAGTGTTGAAGTCTTACAAGGTGGTTTTCGATCGCAAGAAGATGACCAACTTCCCAGAGTTCTTCAAGCGTTATGCCAACTTGCTCACAGACGAGTAAGAAGATGCGTTCCGGGTCTATTGCAGAAATGCTTTATGGCCCGGAATACAAAGAGATTTGGACGGATCAGCCTCCTACCCCTTCTGATGTTAGCGAGTGGCTACGCGAACAAAGGAAAAGTTGGTCCGTCCGAATTCTTGATCCAGCTACAACAATCAATGAAGTTACCACATGGGCCCGAGAGCAGGGCCTAAAGCGTTTAGATTGGGACTTTATTCCCAAGCAAAAGATTTGGTTTAGAAGCCCAGAAGTTGCTATGATTTGGGACTTGACTTGTAGCAAAAAAACAACAGAAAAAACGGTTGACCAATCCCCAAAATCGTAGTATAATAGATACATATAGAAATTAAACGGAGTTACAATGTCAAAAATGCCCGCTCGCGATAAGCTAGTTAAAAGCCGTGTTAGCATGTTGCTAAAATATCCGTTCTGGGGGCCATTGGCAACACGATTGAAACTAGAAGAAGTTGAATGGTGCAAAACTATTGCAACTGACGGTCGCACTTTTTATTACAACGCAGACTTTATTTCCAAATTGTCTGACAGCGAGATGATTTTTGGCTTTGCACACGAACTTGGTCACATCATCTTTGAGCACATGACACGACGCGGTGATCGCATTCCAGCAGTTTGGAACATGGCAGGTGATTACATCATCAACAACATGCTTATCCGCGAGGGAGTTGGCACTCGCATTACCGCAGTTCAGATTCTTGAGGATCGCAAATACGAAGGCATGACTGCCAACGAAGTGTATGACGAACTGATGAAGAATGCTACTAAGATTCAACCAACACTTGACGATCATTTGGACATGGACGGTGAAGGTGAAGACGGCGATGGCGAAGGCGGCGAAGACGGTGATAAAGTAGGCAAGGGCAAAGGCAAACCTTCTTTTAAAAAGTTAACTGAAGAAGAGCGCAAGGCATTGCGAGATGAATGGCGTGAAGCAGTTATTCAGTCTGCTAAAAATGCCGGAGCAGGCAATGTACCCGGCGATGTCAATCGCATTATCAAAGACATTACTGCCCCAGTAATGGACTTGAAAGATTTGTTGCGTATCCAGTTCAGCGGCAGTGTCAAGAGCGATTATACTTGGATGCGCCCTAACCGCAAGGCATGGCACACTGGTGCAATTATGCCCGGACAGTTACCAGGTGAAGAACTTGACATTGTAGTAGCACTTGATGCGTCTGGTTCCATTGACGATCGAATGCTGATGGACTTTCTAGGTATGGTACAAGGTAGCTTGGATCAGTTTACTTCTTATAAAGTTCGAGTAATCACATTCTCAACTTATGTGAGTGCAGAAGATACTTTCACTGGTGATGATGGTCGAAGCATGGGCGAATACCAAATTGGCGGCAGTGGCGGTACTGACTTTGGTTGCGTGTGGCAGTGGATGAAAGAAAACGAAGTTCAACCGCATCAGCTTGTTATGTTTACTGACGGCTATCCATTTGGTACTTGGGGCGACCCAGACTACTGCGATACACTGTTTGTGGTACACGGTAGCGATACAATTACAGCACCGTTTGGTATCACTGCAAACTACGTGGAGCCAGCACGTAAGCGACATTGATTTGTAGTTGCTCCTTTAACGCACCTTAGGGTGCGTTTTTTATGGCCACCTTAAATACACGTATGCTGAACTTAGAATACGCTGAAGTCAACTGGGAATTGAATGCATACTGCAAATTTCAATGTACCTACTGCGACTCTGGATATAGAAACGGCACATTGGACAAAACTGAAGATCAATATGTGTCTGTAATTAAAAAATTGCAAAGCACCAGACATCATGGCAAAATACTATGGAAACTTGGCGGAGGAGAACCTTTGCACTTTCCGTATCTCGGCACTGTATTAAAAAAGATTAAAGAATGCAACAGTATTGTGCGACTGGACACCAGCGGCGACGACAATTGGTTTTCATATTACGCTATTGCAAACTTAATCGACCAAGTTAAACTCACGTATCATTCTTGGCAAAACGATGATGTATTTGGCTTTATATTAGAACAGTGTCAAGAAAAGAATACTGCTGTTTCTATTGTAGTTCCTCTAGAGCCTAATAACATTTTAGAAGCCAGAGCAAAGGTCAAGCACTTCAGAGACTTGGGCTACGATTGCAATGAAAAGCTTTTACAGGACCGCGGAGGTAACATGTATTACGGATACAGTCGTATTGATTTGAATCGCATAAATGGTTTACCAGATGATCATGAGTTTGAAATAGCACTGCCCACCTACCAAGATTTAAGTATAGTCGACGACTATAATCCAGTTTACACTGGCTCGCTTTGTTATGCCGGGGTTGACTGGATGCATATAAATCCCAATGGATTTGCTTCGTACAGTCAATGTGGCGGCAGAAACGAACACTACAATGTTTTTGATACAGAATGGACTCCGCCTGCACAACACTTTACCTGTCCTGTGAATCAATGTAGAAGCGAACAGGATCGTACAAAAATAAGAATCTTCCCTGGTTAGCAGTTTTTTGGCTACACACCACGCCAACCCATGCTATAAGTATTTGCGGATGAATTCCGTTCTATAACTTAGGAGATACACATGGAACAAGATACAAATACACAAGCACCTGAACAAACAAGTGCAGGCCTAACATTGCAAGATTTGCGCATTTTGGCAGGCGCAGTAGAGCTAGGCGCACAGCGTGGCGCATACCGTGCAGGTGAAATGGAAGTTATTGGTGCAACTTATAACAAGTTAGCAGATTTCCTAAAAGCTACAGCACCAGCACCGACACCAGCTGCTACTGAAGAAGCTGCACCTGCAGAAGCCGCACCTGCAGAAGTTACCGAGTAAAACATTAAAGGAGTTGCTCATGGCACAATTTATTAAACACGTTGGAAAAAATGGACAAGGTAAAAAGGTTGTAGTGGTATTCCGCGAAGTGCCAGGCGACTCCGATTCATGCTTGGTTATCCCAACTGAATCATTACCAAGACTACACCACGACGATCTTATTAGAGCAGTTGAAAGTAACAATTGCCAAGACAGTATGGACCCAAGCGAATTCTTGTTTAGGCAAGTATTCAACGATGGTACCAATATGTTAAACACTATTCACCAACGCGGGTGGATGGTAAAGGTTCCTACTAAGAGTATTATCATGACACCACAACCAGGTGTTAATATTAACTTGGTTGACTTGAATCGCGAACTAACTCAGTTAAGCCGAGAAAGTGCTGCACAAGGAACACGTTCAGTTGACGTCAATCCTGTCAAGTCTACAAATACCACAGGCACAAGCACACAAGGTGCAATTGATGATGTGCAGTTGGCATCAAAATTAAGAGCACAGGCAAATACATTTGAAGCAGAAGTACGCAGATTGCGTGAGGAGGCAGAAGCACTGGACCCAAAAGGGCAGGTCGTGGCCGACCCCGCAAGTCCAGCCCAGCCATCGACCGTAGTCAAACAGGGGCGCGGACGTCCGGCAAAAGTCAAAGCAGTAGCGTAAAGGCTACTTTCTTTGGACGTATTAAAACTTTATGGAGTAAGCAGTGAGCATTCGCAAAAAAGACAGGAGCTTCGAAGACATGTTGAGAGAAATACATGTTGAAGAAGTTCCGGTAGAATACATTGATTGGATAAAAGTGTATCTTGACGATGGCACGGAAATTATATTCAAGCAAGCAGATCTTAGTGATATTAAAACTAGCAAAGATGTGCTTGGCATTAAACAACTTGAACAGTACATCGATCGCATCGTAGACTTTGAAGTAATGATGAACAGCGAATTAATTAAAACCAGAGTTACTCGTTTCGTTGGTGCTTTGCTTGCTACTCACTTTAATCAGGAATAATCATGCAACCCATTCATTTATTAATTGTTAATCCAAAACCTGCAATTTTACGATTAGTCAATACAGGTTTCCAATCACTTGCCAAAGATCCAATGACTTTTACAATTGTTATTACCAAGGATGTGAAAGCAACAATGGGAGAAACTTACCCAAATACAACAGTTGTCGATCTCAAAGACCAAGAATGGGACACTGGTACAAAGTACGTGTCTGCTATTGCATATGACTATAATGGTCAAAAGTTTCTTGAAGATATCAGCGATCAAATTGTATTAAGCAACGTCAAAGATACTGGCACAGACCGTCTTGCAAAGTATTATCGATCAGCCCCTCCTGTTGGATGCCAAATCATTGAAACTTTGAGCTATATGGGCAGACACGTAGTTGTGTCTTGCTTGGAGTTTAAAGAAAACAAAAAAATTGAAATGAAATCCGA